GTCATACTTTTCTGTTGATCTAAATGTGCCTTTGTAATTCGTGTATGTGTTTTGATCTGCGTTCGGAGCACTAATTACTAATTTGCTTCCGTCGCCGGACATTTTCATGTCGTATCCGAATAGATCCCCAGCCAGAACAGATTCTACATTTTGTTCTTTAGTTGGTGAAATTATAGCTGAAGTAATTACACCACCTGAAACAAAAATATATTTCGGATGGGTAATACTTGTTCCTGGTAGTTTATCCAGTAAGGTACATTCAATAACAGTTTGTGTTGTAGTGCTACTAATTACTAACCAATCTCCGTTATAATCAAACGGTACAACTGCTCTAATTTCTACAAACTGGCCTGCTACAAAAGGAGCGGTACCTTGGGCGGCATAATATACTGTGGCTCGTGTAATCTTTTTCCCGGGCAACGCAGCTGGTGTATTTGGTAAAATATTTGTAATGACAATCGGAGTTCTATCCACAGCATTAGATACAACTTCCTGAGGGAAATATCCTAGAATATTAATATTGTCTAATAGCTGCCAGCCGCTGGCATTAGTTTCAAAGCTATTGGGTTCTTGTAATGTGATACATTCATAATGTTCGTAATTGTAAAATACAATGTCCCCTGGATAGTACTGCTTGCCTGGACTGAAAATTCCTTGATAGGCTCTTCGATAATCCATATGCCAACCAGATACTGTGCTATCTTCTTCTAGCTCGGCGTATCTGTACATGTAAACACGACCTTGATTATCATTGTAACCAGAACTAGTGATAGCCAGCACATACTCACTGCCGTTTTTAGCAAAGGTCATCTTTGATCCAAACTTTTCGCCTGTAGTAGGATTTGGACTTACAAATGAATGGAATAGATTATATTGCCCGCCAGGGGTTCTTATGTATAAATTCACATAACCCTGATTTACATTAGAATTTGCTGTTTTAGATTCTTCTGTGGTAACAAGATAAGCTGGCGCCCAGTCTTGACTAAATCTATCCATACTTGATCCGTCGCCGGCGTAACTTATTCTAGCACTAAAATGTGTGTTTCGAATCTGTACCATGTCCCCGAATGCGTAAGAACTACTAGCATTAAAATCTCCTTTCCAGTTTGTTTTAATACTAGATGCTGTAGGAGCAGCAATAGCTAACCATTTACCGTCAGAGCTAAAAGCAGTTTCTGCTCCGAAGTTTAAGTTTACTGTACTAGCTAAGTTTAGATTAGGAGTTATATACTGTTGTTGTAACCATATATCAGTTCCTGGGGCTTTTTCAAAAATATAAACTTCATTTGCTGCGGTAGATGAAGCTAAGTATTTTCCATTCTTTGATATAGATACTTTAGTTCCAAATTGTAATTCTGTTCCAGGTGTAGTGTTTTCTAAAGCTGTTCTTAAAAATACCTTTTCATTAGAATATACAGTATAAGGAACTTGACCATTGTAAGATAAATTTCTACTACCAACATCTGCCCATAAAAGTTCTTTATTTTTTATGTAAGGAGGCAAACTTTCATTAGCATTATCAATAGAATCAACTCTACTAGAAATAAATTTATATGTTAATACCTGACTACTGTCTGTAAACGGAGGCTTCCAGTCTTTAATTATAGTGTTAATTGTGATTTTTCTAGCATCAATACTGTCTATTTTATAAAAACCGCTTATCTTATCAGCGTGTGTTATTCCGATAATTTCGCCCACTACCATACTTGGAAACTGATTACACTGTATTGTTAATTTTCCGTCAGCATACTCAACGTCTTCGACTGTAAAAGTATTCTTAGTAAATCTATATACATTCCAGTCTCTATTTTCAAAAGCAGCCCAGACATAATCGCCTTCTTCGAATGTATCAATATCATTAACGATAGCATCATCAAGAGTGTTTACGTTTAGTTTTACATCTTCATATCTTACATATCCAGGGGATCTTAATGTTTTCTTTACATTAGCAGTGGGCCATGGATTATTATTATAACCCACTGGCTTTACATATACTTCTCCTGTACGTATACGATAAATTAAATCAGTATTTGTAGATATTTCATTTACCAACTGTATAGGTTGTGGATTTAATTTGAATGATGATTCGTCTAATTTAAATTCAACTTCATCAAATACATTACTTGCTCCGTACTCTCCAACACGTACAGCCCATTCTTCATTAAATGTTAGACTTTCTTGATTGTCAGCACTTAATACATCAAACAACTTATTAAGAACATTCTGCGTGCCTTTTTCTATAATCATGCCTTGATAAAATTTATACTGGCTAACATCGTCTTTAATAATATTTTCAAGGTATTGACGATTTTGATAACCAATCAAGTGCTGCGCCATTCTCTGCTGCTCGCTATCAAAGTTATCAGTATCTAAATCGTAAAAATCTGTAAATTGTTCTGCCCTGTAGTCCCAATTAGGTAATAATGTTGGAGTTGGTTTTTCTCTTAGCAATGTCCATTCATCTGAAGAAAATGACTCTGCTCCTACTACAAATTTTTTAGCACTATAATAATATTCTTTGTATTTGACAATATCGCCTAGATTATAATCTGTCCAAGGCTCGTAATCTTGTATAATAGCTTGATCGAATATAAATCCAGGAATATCAAACCCACCATTCCAGTCTGTGGTCACATAGCCTATAACCTTAACACGCTCTTGTCTATACCCAGGTTCCTGATCATAGATTACATCATTAAACAATGTAGTATTATCTAACAATAATACATGTTCTTTTTGTACTAGATAAAAAATACCACCATAAATTCCGTGAGCAGTATTTTCAGGAACTAGAGTAAAAGTTGTATCTTCTCTAAATGTACTAGTAAAATCAGCAGGCAATAATTGCCCGTCTACTCTAAAAATTTTATATCCGTAAAAAGTATTTCTAATATCATCAACTACTGACTTTTCGCTAGAAATTATCAGCTTAGTAGCTGCGGGGCTTAACGAAATAGCAGAACCTTCTCCCCAACTTTGTGTAGTCCAGAATAGGAATTCGTTAACACTGTTTTCCCAATTAGCAACTGCTTTTATTTGTGGATTATATTGATCGAAGACGAAACCTTGTTCTTCCAGATAGGCTCCGTATCCTTGTAGAAAATCAACTACTTCTTGAATTGTAGTCAATCGAGTTCCATAAGCAAGATATAATTCTTGATTTTTATCCCAGCTCTTTCTTAAGATAGCTTCGGTTCCACCAATCATTGGAAGACCTGGCAACCTAGCATATAGATTTTCATCGAACACGTCGCCAGATTGATGTGTAGTTTTAACTCTGTAATACACATTGCCGTTAGAAACAATTTTACCTGCTACATAAGTTTTATTAGTATCCCATTCAATATAACTTTCTGATATTCCTCCAATTCTTATAGTTCTATCATTTTGTCTAAATGAATAGTAAGTAAAGAAAGGTTCATCAACATTGTATCCTCTGAGTTCGTAGCCGTCTGAAAACTTACTGACAATTACACCACTGTATGCTAGTTTTTTAACAGGACTAGATACATTTAAGAATACGTTAAAATTGTCATCAGGAACAAAAACGCCGCCTGAACTTGTAGGATTTTTACTGTCTAATAAAATATTAAATTTATTTTTACTAGTAAATCCGCCTAGTCTATAAGAAATTTTATTAGTTAATAATTGTAAATCTTCTTTATATTCGTCAATTTTAAATGTTATATCTGAAGTAGCATAATCAACAATATAATTAATCAACCCAGATGAAAAGACTCTGCTAGTGCTGTTTACAGTAGACGGTAATACTATGTCCGATAACTTAATTCTTAAGCCGGTTGGTTGATAGACTATTTGATTAGTTTTATTTCTAATCTGTCTACTTCTATCAAAGCACACTGACATTACAGTGTTAGGACAAAGTAGTAATATTGTTTTAATTATTGCGAAGGGATAATAACTGCTTCTACGCCAAGCTGATTCAACCGGACTTCTGTCTCCGAAAGCATAAAAACCTTCAGCAGTAGATTTTATTGGTCCTGACACATAGTTAGTGTCTAAAGGATTAATTAAGTTACCTAACTCATCTACTGGAGGATTTATTATCAAAGGTCTAGCAAATTTTGAATGATATCTTGGAGGTAAACCTGGCTCTCTAATAATACCTTGTGAAAGATCTTCCCATAATAATTGGTTGTCTTTAGTATAAGGAGCAGGTCCGTAAACTTCTTGCCACCATGAAGGTTCAATACTAAATCCTAAACACTCCCATGGATTAGTGTGTGGCCTATCTGTGTCAAACAACCACGCATAAATTCCTCTCCAAAAGGCCTGACTATCTGTGCCGTCTGGATAATAATTTCCTCTATAGTTAAATGTAAAAGGTTCTTCTCTATCCCAGTAGGTCTGCTTAGTAAAATCTTGATTTATATTGTTAGTCCATTGAAAAAAGCTAGGACTGAGTACACGTTCAAATTCTTCTTTAGTGTAAGCAGTTTTTCTACTATATCCAGGAATATAATCGTAGATGTCAAACATACTTGGATCGTATGCTTGTTTACAATTATTATAAATTCTTAATTCTAATTCTAACAACAGATCATCTCTGTAATCGCCATAGGCTAATGTAATACTACCATCGTGACCTTGTATAACTGTTCTTGGCTCTAAGTAAGTGTCGTCAACATATATTCTAGGTTTAAATTTAGGATATAATCCTAATTTAGTAGGTGTTGGTGGGCAAAAACTTCCGTCTGTGCTCTCATATTCATAAACTTCAATTATGTCATCATCATTCAATTCGCCGATAATATTAAAAAATACATCGTCGTTGCCGAATACATAATCCTGCCCTTCAATTAATTGCTCGCCATTTCTATAAACGTAAACTGCTTTGTTGCTTAAAGAACTTAGACTAAATGATCTTGAAATAGAAAATATTCTTTGGAATCTTCCGTCTTCGACAAGATACTCTAATCTAGTACTGCCAGCATATCCAAACATATCAGAAAGATAATAAGTGGATGTTTTAGGCTTGTCCTTTAACATAGTTTCAAGAATCAAATCAACATGCCTACGAGCGTCCATTTCCACACCGGTAGTTCCAGATGTAATTAAGAAAGTTCTCTTAAAGGTAGCATAGTCTTCTTGTGCTTGTATAATTGATTTGACTACATTTATGTCAGCTTTGGTTAAATGATAAAGAGGCAAGTTTAATGGGCTACTGTGCTGAACTACTCTTGATCCATACGCAGTAAGGTTTCCTAAATCTCTTAAATTACCGTTACCTGGAAATACTCCTTTAAAATCCGTGATATTATCAACAATAGAATTTACATGATCAACAACTTCGCCTAAAGTAAAACTTTCTAAGTTTTTGTTTAACGGATTATTTTGTAAAGAAATAGGTAATTCATAATAACCATTTTCATTTTTTGGCTGTTTGGCAAAACATCTTAAGGTAACAATATCAGTCAAGGCAACATCATTGTCTAGTACAACTATAAATCTTACTACACCTCTTTCTAAGGTATATTCTTCGCGATTTAATCTGCGTTCGTTTACATATACTCTTACTTCCAGATCTGCTAGATCGTCAGTATTGTCATATACATCTATAGGAAAATCGTTTATTAATCCTGATTCTTTAAAAACTCTTACTACTGGTTGTAGATTTAGAATTTCAGACTTCTTCCATCCATTTTCATAAGTCCATGTGTCTAAACCAGAAAATTTTCTCACGAATCCAATATCTGTGCGTTTAGATTGTAAAGATGTCAAAGTTTTATAGTTGAAAGATCCCTGTAGTAAATCAAAGGTAAAAACAATATCCCCAACATTATTAATATTTTTGTAACTTAAAGGAAACCCTAATACCTTATCATTTGCGCCGGTTCCTGTTTTATAACTAAAAATTTTATTACCGTTGAAAGTGGAACCATCATACACACTGTTATCGCCGTAGCTGTTACCGTCAACATCAAATATGTCAAAATGAATTGGCTGATTAACTGTTGTTTTAGTCTGAGCTAGTTTCCAATCGGCACCATTGTACCAATACATCTTACCTTTATAAGTATTGCCTAGTTTAACTAATACAGTTTCATAATGAAGAGGTGCGGCATCTGGCTCTTCTACTAAGTTAATTTGTCGTCTACGACCTGAAAAAACTTCAAACTTATGGATTCCTGTGCCTCTTGATAGTAAATCCACTTGCTTTGTTAATTTACTATCAGTAAACAATTTAATCTGTGTAGCACTGACTACAAACACATAATACTGCTGTCTATTGGTTAATCCATTGATACTGTCATTTCCATTATTCAGATATGTGACTTGTGATCCTGTGCTTAAAAAATGATCAGAAGCAAAAGTTATAATGTCTGTATTTGGATTTACTGTTGAATCTGTAACAAATTCAATTTGACGTTGCGGTATAGTAATTGTGACAAAATTCACTTTAAAAATTTTATCTTTTACTAGTCTATCCTTATCTGCTGTAAATAAAACTCGCATATTGGGAGCCAAATCAATACCGTCTACATTATATCCTGCGGTGCCTTCTATAGTAGAAAAAACATCTGTAGTAAATGTATCTATTAAATCAATATCTTTTTTAGCCACATGTCCAAAATTATAAAGTTTTAAATTTGCTTCAAATTCTATAATAGGACGAGTTGCTCTTAGACTTTGATCAGTGTCTGGAATTTTTCCATTAGCTTCTGCTGATACTTTGATAACATCCCCATGGAACCAGCGATTATATCTACTCCAAGGATTTCTATCTTTAGATCCTCTTGCCATGACAATATAATCATTGTCTCGTGGATACGCACTAGCAACGCTAAACGGATCTTTATCAAATGCCGTATCATCAAACAGTAATTCAGATTCTTCAGTATAGGTACTGATAATTTCCAATGCTGATTCAGGAATAAGTGTAATACCTGTACCTACTCCGTCTACATACCAATTACCTTCCTTATATTCAGCAGGACTTACATTGCCTTCAAAATTAAGTTTCATGCCATTGGATAACTTAATTCCCGATGTTAAAGTATAATCTTTTTTTCCTAAAATATCTTTTTGTAAATCTAAAAAAGTATTTTCTTCAATGTCTAATATTTGTATAACACCGCCGGCAGTAGGATCTTTTTCGTTTACATAGTATAATAAATCAGGAGCATCTTTTCTAACTTTAAAAGTTATAACACCTTCTTCAACAGCAAATGCGCTGACTCCTTTGGTGTATCTATCTAAGTCGCTGCCTGTTCTTGATAACTTAAAACTAAATGGATTACCAGGGCTGTTAACAGTAAAGTTATAAGTTTGCCCTCTGAATAATCTTAAGATTGGATTTCTTGTTAAACCGTTTGGACTGAATAAAAACGCATAATTATCGTCTTCGTCAACTAGATCAACAGTGTATGTGCTTTCAATTTCTAGCTGTTGCCCGAATACTTTAATAACGTCAGGACCGTAGGCTAACCAATAATAATTTTGGAAATTAACAAACTTGTCCCAATCAACGTGAGGATTCCAACTATAAGACTCTTGTTTATTCAGTCTTTCGTGATTCTTAACATCACCTCCGAACACATTTACTTGATTAATAAAATCATTATAGTCTTTGTAAAAGGTAACATTTTCAAATTTATCTTGTATTACCGCAGCAGGTTCTAACTGATAATCTTGTCTATTTTTATCAGTAGCAGCGATATAAATGTCGTCAGACTTGGCTGCTTTGGCATTTTGTCTTCCAATAAACCCATTTAATTTTTTAACTTTTCCAGGCTGTGTTAGTTGATCTAACGTGGCTTGTAAAAATTTTTTATTACTGGATGTTCTATAAAATCTAGGTAGTAGATTAGCAGTTTTTCTTGGCTCATTGCCGCCAATTGGTAGTCCAGATTCTTCTTGATCGTTATTTGCCATTAGTCTTCAATTCCTGCGCTAGTTATAATTTGTTGTCCTGTTGCTGTGCGACTTGCTATAATAGCCCCACTTGCTTTTAACTTACTTGCTGTGATAGCTGTGATAACTTCTAAATCATTTACGGTAGCACCGTTTACAAAAATTTGATCTTTTTCGCATTTAATTTCGTACAATGCTCCGAAAGAAAGACCTGTTTGCTTAGGAACAATAACAAAGTTTACAGCATATGGTGCTAGTCTATTCATTACATAGGTAGCTAATTCTGTAAAATAAAAAGTTTCTCCAAATTCCCAGTTTTCTAAACTGAAGAATTCGTTGATAGCAGATACAGCACTTGATTTAATATCATTGTCACTAATTACTAATTCTGAATTTTTAACAATTTTAAATGTTGCCTGTACATCTTGAGTAGCTTTTTCTCCAAATAGAATTTTGTACTTTACTGGATGATACACTATCTCATCACTGATTGACTTTATTTTATTCAACTCTGTACTCATTAAACTAAACAATGTGTCCTGACTTGGAGGCAATGGTTCAGTGTCTAACGAACCATTAAGCCATTGTCTAAAATTTTGATCGTATTGTTTAGTGAGCACATAAATGTCTATTAAATTTGTAATTCCTGGATCAATTCTTGATTCATAATCAGCATTATGAATGTACTGAAATTTAAATCCAGAGCGTCCTACATAAACTTTATAATCAGTAGACAACTCAAAAGTGGCACTTGCTAGACTAAATTTAAAAACCGCATCCGCATCTTCAGCATATACATATTGGCCATCTGGAATTATTCCCAGGTTTTGAAAAGAATCTAAAGATGATGTGAAAATAACTGTTTGATTATTATTCATCCAACGATAATCTTCTTGTCCTGTTGATATTTCATATTTTTCTAACACAATTTTTTTATTAGAAGGGGCAACATTAGGAGCAACTAGATCTTCAAATATAGTCGGATTATCTACTACACCGTCGTCATCAGTGTCACTAAAAGTAACTTGTATCTTTTTAGTATCAACATAACCGTCAAGACCTTTAAATTCTTCACTTACTTCCCAGTCTCTATCTATGGTAAAAGGAATAGTGTTATCAGGCTGAGTATTGATATTTAAAATTCTAATTTTGTCCTTAACTGTGGTATTATTTCGTGTGTCGTAAATTTTATCGCTAGCATCAAAATAGAATCTAACTTGATTAGCACTTTCAAAAATATAACGTAAAAGTCTAGATTTTACAGTATAAAATTCAGTATCAGTAGTAAACAATAACAGCCAACTAGCATCTAATTGTTGATTACTGTTGTCGCCTTGCTTACCTAGACTAAATCTGCTATTGATACTCAAGTTAACTTCAAACACAATCTTCCATGTTCGACTTTGTGTATCGTATCGTAACCCAAAAGGCTTATTAGCAAAAATTAAGTCTATCATTGTAGATACTGTGCTATTATCTAAAGTTGTTCTCCAAGCAGGAATAATTTGATAGATTATAGCACCCTGTGGTACGATGTCATTAAAGCTGAGTGGCCCTGTGCCGTCGGCAAAAATACCGTCACCGCCTGCGGTGCCGTCACCGGATACACCAACTACTTTACACCACAAACTGGTCACTGAATCTTTTACTGTGGCTGTGCCTCGAACAAGTTTATTGTCATCTGCTTTATCAAAATAAAATCCTTCAGGGGGTCTAAATTCTACCAAGGCACCTGGTGTCATAAATCTAAGAGCAGTACTAGTAAAAGTTCCTAATTTATAAGGAGTTGGATCAGTGTCATAAGCAATACTAGAATCTCTAATATCACTAATATAACCTGTACATAGATTAGTGTCCACTGTTCTTCGATACCATGCTACAGATAAAGAATCAGTTACAACGGTAGTAAAGTTACTATAATAAAAATCTCTAAGAGTAGCAGATTTAAGTGCTTCAATAACTTGATTGTAAATTACTGCTTCAATATCTGTTCTATTTTGATAATTGAATTTAAAACTATCTGTGAATTCTTCTTTATAAAGAATTCCGTCGTCAGCAAACAAATTAGTCTTACTATATTTTCCAGTAGGATCTACTAAATCAAAATATCTACTAATACCGCTGGCACTTCTATTAACTGCTTTAATCTTAATAACTTGTTGGTTAACACTGAGAGGACTGATGTTGTAATCTTCAGCAGTAATCATTCTATTTTGTGTATAATAAGTAGATGGAGCTCTTGATTTAATACTATCGTTACTTTCTGCTTCTGAACTATTATCAACACTAGATTGTAAACTTAAATTAATAGTTAGAGTTTCTACTTGTGCGTTATTACTAATATAAGGAATAGCAATACTGATATTTCTAATATCTCGTGGATTAATTGTATAGCTTATCCCTGTACTTGTTCTATAGTAAACCCTAAAGGTTCCTCTTGGTATATTACCAAATGTTCCATCGCTGAATAATAAACTCACTCTGTCGCCTGCTCTAGTAATCACACTGTAAATGTTTTTAATAGATTTTTTAAGACTGTTATAGATGATATTGTTGCCTTCTAAACTTGGAACCTGTTGCCAATATTCTGTTTCTAATCCGTTTTGATCTAATCTGTATAACCAGATATCTGAATTATTAATATTAACAGCATCAATATCAATACTTTCACTAGTACTGGGCTGTGTAATATCAAACGTTCCTTGACTTAAAATTCCCTGTCTAAAATGTAGAAAAAATCCTGTATTAACACTAGCATTGCCCTTGCCATCATTTCTAAAAATAAAGGCCAATCTATTACCTACAGCAGGCGGCTCTTCGTAAATGTCTTGCGAATTTCTAAAAATTGTAGACACAATTTCAAAAGGCATAGTTCTACCATCTACTGCTTTTTGAAATGTATAAACTGGAGCATCTGTATTAGCACTTTGGAATCTGTATTGTTCGGTAGGAATGCCGTAGATAGTATTTTTGTCGTCTGGATTACCAAACTGTCTACTAGCTGGCAGCGCAGCATTTATTACTTTAATAAATTGATCATACCAGTTAGCATTTGCTGGATCGTTCCATAAAATATTTTGTCCGGAAAGATTGCGACCATTAGAGTCTATAACTGTTTGAGTAGTACTTACGCTACTAAATTTTAATAGTCCTGATCCGGTAATGTTTCTTTTTGGATTGTAACTTAATAATCTAGCAAGACGCAGTACACTTTCTCTACGTTCGGCTAGTTCTAAGAAGTTATCTCTAGCATTAAGATCTGTACGGAAACTAATGCTTTGACCTAGAAAAGCTATCAAGTCGATGAGAGCAAGGTACTCAGAACTTTCAATATAATCATTAAAATCTTCTGGATAATTTTCTCTGATGTAATTAATCATCACCCTACGAAGATTTTCAAAATCATAGCTTTGAAAGTCTGCGTTACGGAAAGTCTGGTAAATTCTTTTCCAGTCTTCGGCTACTAGTAATCTATTTTGTCTATCAGTTGCTGACATACGCTATTCCCAATTATACAATATTTAGCGTATTTTGAAATGTGCGTAGTTAATTAATAAATGGAGTTAGCTTGATCGAATCTAAGTTGAAGTGTTTCGCTGATATTGTATGGAAGATATGTTAGTCTACATTCAATTTGAATGCCGCTTTCGTAACTAGTAACAACTATTTGATCGGGAATTACTCGTGGATCGTAGTTCACGATCGATTCTACATTTTGTTGAATAAGTGATTTCACTTCTTCTGTTAAAGGTTCGAATAAACAATCCCAGATAATAGTTCCGAATTCTGGATTTTCTAAACGTTCGCCCTGTCTTATATGAAAATGATTTAAAATATCCTGCTTAATTAAAGGCAAATCATACAAAGCAAAACTGTTAGCGTCAGGACTAATGGTGCTAAAACCTTTGTAAGTTTTAGTGCCCGGTATTTGTTGTCCTGTTAGGTCTCCCCTCAGAACAATTTTATCATAAAGACGTGAACTTGAACTCATAGTATTATTTATTAGTCACTCTGAAGCTTTCTAAATGGGTCCACAGCAGCACTATACGTTTTCCAGCTGCTAGCAGGTGTAAACATAGTTACTGAAAATTCTGCTTGATCTTTAAGCTGTTCTTCGTCAGTATCTTCATATCTGCCTTCAATATCTCTATCAGTTTGCTCAGGTTTAACTTTAAGAGGGTCGAGGTTTTCGTGATGTGGATAAGGCTCATGTGTGATAATTCGACGCATAATAGAAGGTACTAACGGCAGTTCGTCTTGATCAGGTAACGTATGAAGTTTCAATCTCTGAGGAAGTTCTGCTTCTGCTGCCTTAGCTGCTTCGGAAGCAGAAGGACCGTTCATGTGTATCAGTGCTGCCGTTTCAATATGATTACCACCGCTCTTGATTTCAGTGGTTTTTCCTGCCGTAAACCAATTATGGCCTGTGGTATTAAAATCTGTATCTTTAAGTACTGTTACTTTATGATTTTCATCATATAGTTTTTCAACATCTTTTTTCACATGATGTTTATATGACAGTTCATAAGTTTTATCTACTTCCTGTTTTACATGAATTTTTTGCTTGCCGTCTACAATTAAAATTTGATCCATCATTACGTGAGTATGTAATTCACTACCAACTTTGATATTCATATTTCTCACACATTCTAAATTTATGTCTCTGTCAGCAAAAAAGTTAAGATCTTGCTTAGTGTGTACACTAATACTATCCTCGGCAAAAATGTCAATCTTGCCATCGCTAGTTAACTCTATCCACGCAGTTCCTTTACTATTTCCAATGTACATCAAGTCTTCAGAGTTGTGTAACAAAATTTGATGGCCGGTACGTGTTCTAAATCTAATACATTCATTGTGCGGAATAGTATTGTCGCCGTCTGTCTCGCCGTTGAGCAAATTACTATATTCTGGTGGGCCATCGCTAGCAGGAGTTTTACGTATGAATTTGTCATTGCCATCGTCCATGACAAAAGTAGAGCCGCCTAGTCTGCTTACAAACGCACCATCAACTAAGTGTTCGGCTTTGCCTATTTTACCTCTTTTTCCGTTTTTATCTACTGGTCCAGGTGTGCTAATTCCAAATACAGCACTTGGTACTTCACGCCTAGCTGAACTAGTTGTAATGCCTCGTGTGTCGTCAAGTATTAAACCTTGTTTAATTAAAAATTCTGTAATAAGGTGCTGTGGCTTTGTGCGCTTTGTAGGATCTTGTGTATTTTGATTAGCTACTTTATTATATTCTGCTACTGGAACACGCTCGCTATCATCTGTTTTAGTGTCACTTACTACATACTCTGTGGCAGCAATACCTGGCACCATAAAATTCATGCCTTCGTCTTGTACACAACCAATCCAGTAACCTTTACGAGGATCACCTCCAATAAAAATTACTACAACTAAGCTGCCTGGGTCGGGAGGAACAAACCACATTCCATAACTTTTTTGTGTATTATTATAATCGTCTGTGTCAGTCACATGCTCCGCGCCAGTTACTCCATAAAAAGGATTAAGATATTTCACAGTGGTCAACTGTCCATCACTGTTAACATCGCCTCCCACTTCACGCATGACTTGAACTTCCAAACAACCCATATAAGTAGGGTCTAAATGGCTAACAACTTTTGCTAAAAACGGACCCGGATCAACGGGTGTACTGCCTGACTGCGGTCTTGTTTCAATAGCCATTATGCGAATCTTCCTCCGGTGTTTACTATTCCCGGTAATCCAGGATTTGGTGGTGAAGTATTAATATTGTTTGTTTGATTAGTAGTACTACCATAATAGCTACTACTTGAATTATTAACCGATTGAGCAGCAGGACTTCTTTGAGCTTGTGACTGAGCCGTGTACCCACTACTTTCATTGTTAGCTATTGATACAGCAGATTTCTCCTCTAGTTTTTCTTCTTGACCAGGCAATCTTACCAGCTGCAACACTTGTGTAAATTTATTTGTATTAATAGTATTGTCAACGCTTATCACTCTAAACAGTCCGCTGAATTGTGCTACTGGTCTAGTATCTCCAAAAGAATACATTCCTTTTTGTAAATCTATATCTATAGGAGTTCTAAAATTAACTGCTACAACAACTTCGCCATTTTGATAATTTACAGATCCATCTCCAGTAATGTTATCATAGCCCTGAACTTCCTTAGCACTATAATTTCCCATACCACTATCAGTAATATAGTAAGGGTCTCCTAAAATTTCGAGTTCTAAATTTATCATATCAGCTTGATTAGTTATAACATCTTGAAACTGTCTTGCTACAACTGTGGCTGGATCATCAAAAGCAGATGCTCCGCCTTGTTTGGCTGTTTTTGATTCTGTTTTGTCATACCTAATCTGTGTTGGATTTTGAGGTAATCCTGCCGAAGTGCCTCTCACTGTTGGTAGGAAAATTCCAACTCCTCCGCTGTTTGCGCTGCCTGGAGTTCTAATTCTATTGTCTTCCTCTGCTGCTTGACCTGTGTTTTCTTTAATACGTTCGCCTTCAGAATTTTGTCCTTTATCGGCAAACATAGCTGTATAAAATCCTGCTTGGAAATCAATATTAAAATTTAAAATTTCAGTATTTTTTCCTGTATAGATATAATCATATTGTTTTAAAGCTTGAGTTTTTAATTTATCTAATCCTGGTTTTTTAGAATTAACAGGCATAAATCTTGAACTGTCAACTTTATAAGGCACTACTCTGAATACTATACATTTTGGTTTAGTGCCTGTTTTACCATCCTCTTGTGGAATATTATAAACTTGAGTTTCAACTCTGAACCACACTATCTGTCCATCTGGAGTAAGCTGTGCTTGATTCAACGCATTTCTACCATAATCACTGTTTAATATAACTTGAACAATAATATCACTAATTAACGCACCTTGAGTAAAATGAAACTTAGAGTTATTCAAATCAATTTCAATTGATCCAATTTTTACAATGCCTTTTTCTTTATCGTAACTGTCTGCATCTTTGGCAAATGGAGATTCTCCTTTTATTTTTTCGTTGAACCCTAAAAGAGCTTGTCCAATAAGATTAACTGTACCATTATCTACTCCTTGAACTTTTGTAGAGTTCGCGCCAGCAGTGACTCCTAATTTATTATAAAAAGCAGAAGCTCCTGCTGAGCTAGGGGACGATGTAGCGCCACGTTCGTTTAGTTCATTGCCTGTAAGGGATGTGCTACTAGGATCAGATGTTAAATCTGTAGGGAACACTATCAACATTTCATCTGGAACATCGACGCGGCCGCCTTTTTTTGCTTCTTGTAATCTGCGATTCAAAACTGCTTGTAAACTATTTTGGCCTCTTTGCAGTAAATTTTGTATAGTGTAAGGACCGCCTTTGTCGCACTCTATGCCGATGTCTGTTTTTACTTCATTATATGTTTTTGATAAAGCCTGTTCGTTCCAAGGATATCCATCTACAGTATACGTACACCCTTTACCAGTTACCTGCATTCCTAATTCTCTTAATTTGATAGGAATCTGTCTTATCACTAATGGCACTTCTTTGTTTAAATCAGTCCAGCCTTTCCATTCTAAAGTTAGTAATAATGGCACTTGAGTATAATTGGCATGACCTGCTTGGTATGCTCCTATCTGTAAAGCCTGAAAGAATAATCCCATACTGTATGGTTCGATAACAGAAAAAGAAACAGTGGTAGCATTAGTAACTCCTGTTGTTTCATTAAGCCCCATTATCGTGGTCATCTTAAAATTATCCATATAGAAATTATAAGCACCGTACGCTGTTTGAATTAATTTTTCTGCTGGGGCTCCGTTAGCAGATTTTAAAATAATAGGTCCTAGTTGGCCTTTTCTATAAGTTAAATCAGGAAAATTAATTGCCTCGTCACTTAATATACTCAGAGTAAAGATACAATTTACAGAAGCATATTGTGATAATTGATTAGGCAAAGGAGGTTTAAAGTCCGGAGGAGGTGCTGCTTTTGTTTGTCCTTGATCATACCCCGATGCTAAGGGTAAATCTTTTTGACTTTGTGCCAGAGTGCTTACAAGTCCTCCTACTGCGTCTAATCCCGGTATACCCAAACTGGCAGGATCAAAAGTAGGAATTCCTCCTATGACTGCTTTTTTTAATTGATCTAATGCAGGACCTGTAGCAGATCCTCCATTTTTTGTCATTATGTCTGAAACAGTTTTAGATATTTTTTCAGAGGCAGTGGTTGCTCCTTGTTTAAGTTCTTTAACAAAATTTGTCATTTTACAATCCTAACACAGTTTTTAAACTATCGCCCTTGGGAATATAAATTTTTGTACCTGCTACAAAATCATAAACAGGATCTTGTAATACGTCTAAATTTCTCTGAATGAATACCCACCACAATTTTGTATCACCATACAAATCGTAGGCTAACAAATCAGGTCGATAAGTGTATTGAGGTTCAATAGTGTATAAAAAATCATCAGGCTCTGCGCTTACTGGACGTATCCTAAGCACGGTAAGATAATTGTTTTCGATTGGAGTTTCTTTCCAAGGACTGGAAGGTTTATAAACAGCCATTAATTATATCCTATTTGATTGTTTACATACGCTCCTTGAACAAAGCTTTGTAAATTAAATTCTCTAATAGCTTGTCTACTATATATAGGCTGAAGAGAAATCTGAAATGTGCTTTTCACTGGTACATGACTATCACCGTTCATAGCTTGTATTTGTTGCTGTTGTCCTGGTGAGCCACTTTTATTTTTATTATCTAATCCGCTGATAAATGCTCCA